ACTATCCCAAGCAGAAGAACCAGCAGTCATTCCAACTGCATCATCAGTATAAGTTACTGCTGTTTTGGGGTTACTGTTTGTAAGGTCAATTGCTACACCATAAATTTTATAAGGTTGTGGTGTGCCAGAAAGCCTATTTGCTTCATTTCTATTTACTGCACCTTGGTCATTGTAAGGGAATAATTGATAATAGTAAGTTGTTCCATTAGTCAAACCTGAATCAACATAACCGCTGGAAGCATAAGCGCCCCTTACCTTATTATCAACAAGAACAACCCCATCCTTTTCATTGGTTGGGTAACTTCCAGCTTTTCTTACAAGCTTTGTTCCCGCCCATGTTGAAATTGTTTGACCATCAACAACTGTATCTTCAGGGTCATCCCATTTAATTGTAAGTTGGGAATTCCCAACAATGATGGATGGATTGATAACATTAGATGGAGGAACACCACCGCCGCCAGTTTCGATTTCAATCCAATCCGAACCATCAAAAAATTCAAGTTTATCATTAAACCACCTTATTCCATGAACCCCTTCTTCAGTATTAATTTCATTATCAATATGATTATCCTTATTATCATTAAGCTTTTTCAATTCAGCATCTATAATGTCGGCATTTTCGTTAAAATCATCTACATTGTAAAAATCATCTTGTCCTGGCTTTTTAAGGTTATAATTCTGTGTATAATCCATCAGCTAATCACCTCATTTCTTAATTGATTATGTGTATAAGTTTGCAAATGAGCATGTGTAAACTGTTTCAATGTTAAGTGTTGGTTGTAAATTAGTCTTAAATCAATAATCATATTTGCAGGAATGACCCTTTGCAATAAAGCATCTACATCATCAAAGTTACTTTTAGCAATCAAATTAACTTTTACTTCAATAGTATAAGCATCATTATAAAGTTCAATTGAATAACCATCTTTCCCACATAATGCTTCCAATTGCTGCTTTAATGTTTTCATAGTATAAGGAAGTTGTTCATTTAACCTGGTTAAAATTCTAAACTTCCTTGCATCTAATGGTTCAGTTGCTTTTGGAGTAATTCCAAGAATTTTTTCCCATCTTTTAACGCCATATTCAGTTGCATCAATGACAAATTGGTCATTTAAGGCATTATCAATTGAACCCCATAAATTAGCAATTTCAACTTGTTCACTTTGAAATAGTAATTTCAATTCCCTTACTTCTTTTAGCACTTGGGGAAGGTAATCAATTAAATTTCTATCCAATGACTTCACCCCTCACCGGGATATTATCAGCCCCCAAAACAAAATTTTGTGCTTGCCCATTAATAGTTGTATTTTCAATATCTACTACACCCGCAATGTTAAGGATTCTTGTTTCAATTTGACTGATTCTAACTATCAAATTATTTTCATTTTCCCAAGATGCAGCTAATTCATGAAAATAATCATCAATGACTTCATAAACATAAGGTTCAATATCAGCCCATGTCCAACCTTCTTGATAAGTGATGTTAGTATTTATATTAATTGTGGTTGCACTTACCCCTTCAACAGTAACTACATGACCAATAGGTGCAATGCCAACACCTTTCCCTTGATTTGGAATAGGGTCAACTGCTGTTTGAACCGCATTAATGAGGGTTGAACTTGGCACATTGTAGGTTGAATCAATAATGACAAGTTTTACAGTTCCCCCACCATTCCAAACAGGATAAACTTTAACGCCTCCAACACCTGGAAGTTGCTTTGTTTTTTCTTTATAATCAGCAATATTTCCACCAAAAGATTGAGATTCTAAACTGTTAAAATATCTTTCTCTTAAACTTTCTGTATCTTCTTCATCTTCACCAGGAATAAGAAGTTCAGTCAATTCAGCACTGGTCAATCCTTCAATATAATCAATGGGAATAAGTGTTCCAAATTGTTGATTTCCTTCACTTCCAGGAGTTTCACATTCAAGCTTGAAAATACCATCTGAAATTTTTTCTATTACTCTATAATTCAAGATGTCCAATGAAAACCTTGAACCAATTGGAACATCAATATTGAATTCACCCTTTAAAATTGCCTTGGTTGCTGGTTCAGGAATTACACCCCTTTCAGCACATCTTTTAATTAGGTAATCCCTGGTTTGGGTATCTGCAAAAGATTCATTTAATATAGTGTCAAGCTGAATATACATATTTTGCAATTCAACAGCAGCAGGGGCAAGGGCATTATAAATAATTGAACCTTCCCTGGTATCAATGTTTGGATTTTGTGCAAGCACCCTGTCAATCATTCGCTGAAGAATAAGTTCATAAGTAATATCCTCATACATCACAAATTCACCACCTTTTCTGCTTCAACATCACCAAAAATGGTGTGAACACTGAAAGTTGCATGAACTTTTCCCTTGTTAATTTCAAAAGAAAAGTTATCAACTCCAAGTATTCTTGAATCTTGAACCAATGCTTCAGTAATCCTTCTTTTGAGTTCGGGAAGAACAAAGGGTATTGGTTGACCATATAAGTCATTTAATTCAATGCCATAATTCCAGCTATAAATTAGATATTCATATCTTTCAATGTTCAAAATTAAATAAATTGCTTGTTTCACAGCTTCAAGTTCATCAACAAATCCTGCAATGATTGATTCATCCAAATTTAGTTTATAAGTATGTGAAGTTTCTTCTTCAATTTCAAAGTCCTTTTGTAAATCATCATTTACCGCTGGAAGCATTAAATCACCACCCTATCTAAAACAATATATTTTTGCCCACCCTGAACCCGAAGTAATATAACAGATTCATTCATTTTTAACCCGTTGTAAACAGTAATTTCATTTTGTATTGGCTGTTGGTAACTAAGCTTGTAATCAGTTCCTGGAATATCATCCATGCTGTAATTTTTAACAATATTTTTAATTCCAGGATTATCAAAACTAATTTTTGTTTTGTAATCCCTAACATTAGATGTCAAAATTAAGTGTGATTCATCCAATGTTAACCTTTGTTCTACATTTATTTTCAATGGGTCTATGCTGGTAACAGTGCCGAACATAATTGCACAAGGGTTTGAAGCAGCAACCGCTTCAATAGCAGCTTGCTTTATAATCTCAATTAAATTAGGCACTGAAGCCACCCCCTCTTAATGTCAAGTTCATCATGTGTTCATCATTTTTGAAGATATGTTGCACCTTTTCAACAAGCATGAAATTTTGAACATTTATATCCCCCAAATTAAGCTTGACAGGAAGGGAACAGCCAGCACGAACCCTGACATCACCAAAAGCATTACTGATGGTAAGATTACGAGTTTTTCTATTGTATAGTTGAAGCAGGGCATCAGCTTTTGCTTTACCGTTTACCTTGTCATCAATGTTTTCAAAGTATTGCAACACCCCCCAATTATTTATATTTCTTGAATCCTGGGCAATGTAAATTTCCCTTTTACCAGTTTCATTATTTTCATAAGAAAGCTTTATTTTGTTGTATGTTTCACCATCAATTGTGGATGTATATTTGTAGTTTTCAGCAGTTTCTTCATCAATCAACAGGTTTAACCTCATAGATTCCACATTTTTTAAGGTCAATTTTCCAAAATCATCATATAAAACATACATTTTTCTTCTGTTTTCCAAGGTTATATCCAGGGCATTTTGAATAATATCAAATAAACTTTTGTTGTCCTCTATCCTGGAAGCAATCTTAAAACCTGTATCTTCTAAAACCCCAACACGAAGATTGAAATCTGCTGCAATCATTTCAATTAGTTCAGAAGCAGTCTTATTGCTATAAATATAAGTGTCCTTATTCTTCAAATATCTTAATTGGTCATAAGCTGTAACATTGATAATGTTTTCTTTATCCCGCTGCTTCTTAAATACAAAGCCATAAAATATATTTGTGCCATTAACCCTTAACCTTACAGGGTTCCCTTCTTGAAAATCAATAATAGAATCTCTTATAACAGAAAAAGTCAACTTTCCAGGTTGACCTTTCCTTTCTGTTTCCCATCTTATTTCATCCTGAAGAACAGGATGAAATACTCTATTTCCATTTTGAATTAAAAGTTCAATCATATCACCACCTGCCCTTTAACTTGGCAAAGTCAAAACTTGACCAGGATAAATCAAATTTGGATTTTTAATTTTATCTTTATTTAAATTGTATATTTCAGTATATCTTGCACCATTCCCAAGGTTTTTTTTTGCAATATTCCAAAGGGTGTCACCTTTTACAACTGTATAAGTTTTCAACTTTGGGGCAGTTTCAGCAGGTCTTGGTTTTTGAACAGTTGCACTTGCCACTTGAACTGCTGCTTGCTGCTGTGTTTTAATATTTACAAGCTTGGTTCCATAGTCCTTATATTGCTTTAATTTAACAGAAACCTTTAATTCCTGCCCATCCAAAGCATCTTCTTTAATCCTGTAATCTTCCAAGGAAACTTTGATGTTAGTATCAAATAAAAGCTTCCTGGAAGGGGAAACCCTTGAACAAATAAATTGAAAAGGCTTTTTACTGGTCTTTAGTTGCTCAAACTTATTCAAATAAAAATCAGCAGCCTTAAAACCACTTGAGTATATTGCATAAGGATACTTGACATGTGGAATAACCGCTTCAAAGCTTATATCAGTAAGTCCAGCATCCTTTAACATATTCACTTCACCATCATTTATTAGATTGATGGTTTTATTTTGATTTTTTATTTTCATTTCTAATTTGGAAGGTGTGACAGGTAAGGCAACACCATCCAAATACATTATATATGCCATTACTCATGCACTCCTTCCGCTGCAACTTGCATTGTTTCATAAAGTTTTTCTTCAAGGTAATTTACTACTCCATCTAAATCCATATTGGAAGCAATATTTGCATTTATTGGTGCATCAATTCTAATTTCAGCAGTGGTGAACCTATTAATTACTTCTTGTTCAGCTATATCCCTTAAATATTTCAATTCTTCTTCAGTTGCATCCATTGAATCTTTCATGGCTGCTGTATTAAGTGCTGTGCTATCAACACCACTATAAATACCATCAAGTTGATTTCCAAGTTCATAAGCATCCAATGTTCTTGAAGCATCACCCAAGATGTTTTTCAGATTTATGCTTTCTTCAAACTTTTCACCAGCAGCATATCCATATTCCCAGGCATCTTTATAAGCAATTCTTTGTAATTCAAACGGGGCTTCCCTTGATAATGTGATGGCTTGTTCGTTTTTACCCCATTGCAAAACTTTGCCTTGTAAATCTTCAAGTCCAGCGGTCCAGTTAGTACCAAAAATCGCATCTATGATTTTTGTTACAACTTTACCTAGTGATAAAAACCAGCTGATAATATTACCTAACAAGTTTTTAACCGCATCACCAAAACTATCAAAACCGCCATTGAAAACATTTAAAACCCATTCGATAATGCCAATCCAGGGTTCAACAAAACAAGTCCATAAGAATTGAATAATTGCATTGATTACGCCCGCAACAGTATTCCAAATAAATGCACCCAGTACCGCAAAAGCACCCATAATAATTCCTGTTGCTGATACACTTGTACCTGCAAATTTATTTACTGCTGCAACCGCCGCATAGAATAAAGCTATTAGTGCAATAATCAAAATGATTATCCAGGTTAATGGGCAAGCATATAAAGCTGCATTAAGTCCATGCTGGGCTACCGTTGCAGTAAAAGTTGCACCTGCCTGCATCATCTGACTTGCTGCTGCAATTTTAGCCTGTATTCCTTGAATAGCAAGTATTGCATTGGTAATAAGGGCAACTGCATTATAAGCTATGAAAGCACCTACAATTCCCCAAACGATAGGTTCAAGCCATGACCAATTATCAGAAATTACACCAGCAATTGAAGTTATGATGTCAAATAGTTCCGCTGCCACCGTTGCAAGAATGACTATTCCATTGATAAGATTATTTATTAAAGTATTAAACTGTTCACTATTTCCAATTTCATTCATTCTTTGCAATACTGGTTGAAAAGCCATTTCAGCTTCATTCTTTATCATTGTCCAAATTTGGGCAAAGGTTATTGGCATACTTTCAAATTGCTGATTAATTTCTTCTGTTGCACTTAATACTGCATTTTTTACAATATCAGCAGTAATTTGACCTTCCGCTGCCATGTTTCTTATTTGTCCTATAGGCACATCTAAATAATCTGCAATAGTTTGAATAATATTAGGTGCTGCTTCAAACACTGCATTAAGTTCTTCCCCACGAAGAACACCTGAACCTAAAGCCTGTGTCAATTGTAAGCTTGCAGAAGCCATTTCCTGTTGTGAAGCACCAGCAATTACAAACATTTTATTCAGGTTTTCAGCAAATGCAATTGTTTCAGCATTAGAAGCAAAAGCATCCCCAGCCCTCAATCCAAGCTTTGCAACAATATCAGCAGTATCAGCATAAGAAGCTCTTGACCTTTGGGCAGCTTGGAATATCATACTTTGAAGCTGTTCAGTGCTTTGAAGTCCATCATTTATCATATTAAGTCTTGCTGATGTTTGGGTTATTTCATCTGATAAGCCAATAATTTGCTTTGCACCTAAAACAGCACCAACAGTTGCAGCAATCTTCATAAATTTATTATGAAGTTCACTTGCAGCAGCTTGACCATTCCTAATATCATTATTGAACTGTTGCTGTGCCTGGTTTGCTTGTCTAATTTCTTGTTCAACTTCATCAAAGGCAATTTCAGCCTTATTTAATTGTTCTCTTGCAGCCTGGATACTACTTGTATCTATTGCATTACTGGAAGCCCTTTGCATTGCTTCAAAGCTTGAAATAGTAATGTTTAGTGCATTAGTGATGGCTTTCAACCCTGGTGACATTCCATCATAAACTTGAATTGCAGTTCTGATTGTTGCCATGTTCTCACCTACCTTTCAAATAGATAACAGGATGGTCATTGTAAACAACCATCCTGTTACCTTTTCTTTCTTGTGGGCTTCTTAATCTGTTTTTCCCGCTTTTTATCTTCTTCAACTTTGATTTCTATTGCTGCAACAATAAAAGCCCTTTCTTGTCTATCAAGTGCCAAGAATTGAGAAGGAAGCATATTAAACTTGTGAAGGCAATAGTAAGCAATATTTGCTTCAAAATCGCCTTCTTTTATGAGTTTTTTGCTTCATCAACCGCTTCTTCAAAGCTTACTTCAAAACCATTGATTTCTTGAATCTTGGTCAGGTAATCGGCATATTCCCCAGGTGTCAACATGGTTTTAAGCAATGTATCTGCACCCATAACCCCATAACTATCCTGAAGTTCTTTGTCATGAAGGTTTGGGAAAACAGTGCAAGCTACCGCTAACTTCCCAAGATATAAGTTATAGTCAACTTCCTGTGTATATTGATTTCTTTTACCAGGAATGGGAACCCTTTTAGTGCAGGATTTTCTTAAAGCTTCATCTTCTGTTGAAGTAATACAACGAATTTCCCAAGGAATAGGTTCCCCTTTTTCATCAACAAATCTTTTTGAAACAACATGTTTCACATTCTCAACTTTCAAGGCATTTTGTGCCAAAAATGCTGAAAGATTACTCATTCAACATCATCCTTTCTTTATTATCTCATTCCAGGAAGCATATTAAATTTTTCAGGAATTTCAAAGTCCTCAAAGGTGAAGTCCAATGTTTCATCCAAATAATCTGCATCAGCATCAAACTTGGCTAAAATGCCACCATCAATGTTGCAGTCTTTCAAAATTACCGTTTGTCTGCCAACTGAACTGGTTGGGTCTTCATTGGTTACCTGAATATCGAAGTAAATATCTTCACCAGTGTTCTTATACCTGTAAAGCAATTCCCTGAAAATGCTGGTATTATAATGGAATGTTGCTGTTCCGGTTCCTTTCCAACCAGTGCTTTTATTACCCCTGCCTGTTTTACCCAAAATGGGAACTTCTGTTTTAGATTTTTCAAAATTCGCTTCAAGATTAATCGCTTGCATGAAATTATAGCGGTTACCATCAATAGTAATAAAACATTCAGCCAAAGAAGCACTGACAGCATCTTTTGCCTTCATTGTATTCATCTATCAACACCCCTTTCCTTATTGAACCACAACAGTCATGTATAATTGTGACATTGCATTTACTGGTGTAACCACATCATTTACAACAACAGCCTTTTTAGTATCACCTTTTTCAACTGTTACCTGGTCAGGTTCAAAGTTTTCAATTGCCCTGATACTTTGAAGTTGCTGATGATGGGTTACAATGTCATTCCAAAGGCTAATTCTTCCTGATTCATCATTGGGAACATTGCCCAGGTATTTAGAATTAAACAATGCAGCAATATCATTTGCAATTTGGTCAAGAACCCTAATTGTCTGATTACTGCTAAAATCACTGGATTTTTCATCTGTAACAGTGATGAAGGTATTTATATCTTCAAGCACTCTTACATTATCACCCACCTTATGCAGGATGAACTTACCGCCAAGAATAGCAGCTTCCAGTTCAGATTGAGTGTAATCAGTATCAACAGTAAATTCCCCATCATATAAGCTATTAGTCAAGCTTCTGTTTACTGGGCAACCAGCTTCAGCCCCTGTTACCCAATACACCAAAGAAGATTCAGGAACACCTTCATCAAGAACTTCATTTTCAACTGAAATAATACCTTCATAATCAGCTTCTTTCCTATAAACAACTGTTTGAAATTTAGCACCAACTTCATCCCGCATCCTCTTTGTAAACTGAACCACTAAATTTATAATAGGTTCTGTTACTGATAGGCAGCCAAGGGTATTAAAGCTATAAGATTCAATTGCATCCAGGAAGTCTTGATATTGAAGTCCAGTTATTGCATCACCATTACTGCCTGAAGTAAGAGGTAATCCAGCAGTTGGGTTCATATCAACATTCTTCTTCCATACTACCCAATCATTATCAATCAGGTTATTAGTATTTG